GCGGGGCCACCTTGCGGGCCTGCTCCTTGTTGTACATTCTGTAGTCCTTTCAGCATCTCTGCGTACAGAGCGGCTTCGTCCATATTGTTGACAAGACTATCAGGATCGATATCTTGGGAGATAGCCAGCTCACGCATAAGGTTAGGTATCTTGATAAATGGTGCCAACATAGGATTGACTACCGTTTGTAGCAGAGCCGTAAGACGCTGCGTACGTACCTCCTTTTGCATGACAGCCGAAGCACCACGAGGTTTAATCTCTAGGTCTCCCTCGATGTCAGGCGATTCCTCATTGAATTGCATGTTCCACTGGAAGTACGCCTCACCCAGCGGCTTAAGCATAAAGTCGTCGATGTTCTTGATAACCGTCTTCATCGACAAACTGGCAGAACCGAGCAGCATAGACAGACCCGAAGCTGTACGCCCCGTGCCTGTTACACCTGTCTGACCGTGCATAATTGACGGGATACCCGTTTCTTCGTCTGCGAGCTGACGCGCAATCTGGTACATCTGAATGTTTTCGCCCGCTGTGTTTGGGAACTTCAAACCATTGATTGCAGTACCTGTGACCCCTGACTGACGACGGAAGATCTTTCCGGGGTAGATATCGAAGTTCTGTCCGGGAACCAGAGCAGCTTCATCAACGTCGAATACTAAGTTACCTGCAAGTGCCAAGTTATCGATAGCCATACGCATGTGCCCATTCATGAGCATCTGTGCGTCTTCCATGTTCTCGGCTACGCCTACACCAAAGATGTTGTACGGGTTTAACTCAAACGGTACGGCATGGTACGGAATACGTGCCGGAGTAAACGGATTGAGCACACAACGCAATACGCGAGGTCCGCATACCCATGCGTTAATCTGTACCTGATCGAGGTCATCCATCCCTGCAGGGAGATCCATTCCGATCTGTTTGGCGAAGTACCCATCGAGAATGCCCCAATATTCAAGAACCTCAAAGCGGTTGTCTTGATACGCAGGATCGTTCTCGTCATTACGTACGGTGTCTTCGTAGTATTTGTCGGTGTAGTTAGGCCCATTAGCAATAACGTCTGCGATTATCTCTTTATCGAAATACGGACGAGTCTGTAGCGAACGTAGCTGCTGACGGTTCATACGGTGACGTTGAATCACGTACTCTGCGTCATCAAGGCTCAAAGCAGAGGGATCTGGGTGGAAGTCCCACACGGATACTGCTTCGATACGTGGCACCATCTTCTCATACGGCTGGTACTCACGGTTGCCTTCTTCATCACGACCCCACTTGCTGATGGTCTTGGAGAAGTTCATCGGGCCTTTGACGATACCCGTACCGAATAGGGCTGACTCGAACACGGCAGAACGAAGTACGTTGACTGCGTTGGTGTCGAGTAGCTGGTCGTGGATCATCTTTTCCATATGACGAGCTGCTTCGGCTGCAGGAGAGATTTGTGGCTCCCCAATACGCGAACGACCCTCAACAATAGGAAGTGCCCCGTACTCGCCTTTTAAGCCGCCCAAAAAGTCTTTTGAGGGCTCTACAGCAGACGTAGCCCCCGGGGGCAGGTCACGCCCATCTCCCTCGTACCCAAACGGGTCGGTAAGAGGTAGGGCGTCGTCTAGTGGTGTCTTAAGATGGGCAAACTCCGCAATGCCTTCAGGCACTGGGGTGGATTCAACCGACAGAGGGAACCGCTTATTGGCAAACAGAATGTCCACGATCTGACCGTACGCCGCCAAAACTTTCGTCTTAGTGATCTTAAGAAAGACCTTTGACCGCTCAGAATCGCGGTACTGGGTACTGCCGTCGTTGAAGTTGCCCCGGAAGTTTTTATAGGCTTGTAGCCAACGCTGTTCATGATTGTAACGACCAGTTTCCGCAGCACGGAACCGTTCTTGAATCAATCCAGCAAGTCCGGGGGCTTTTTCTTCGACGTTTTTGATCTCGCTGGGCTGATCATCATCAGCCGAGCTGTACATTCCATCAGATGCCATTAAGAGTCCCCTTTGGGATTAGGTATTACTTGCCGCTCGTGTTGTACAGGCTGTAATCATCAGCCATTTTGAGCATGCCAGTATCTGTAGGCTTAGTTTGTTTTTTAGGCATGTCTTCGGTAAGTACGCCCGTTTTGGCACGGGTATCGAACTCGGGCTTTTGACGATACAATTGGTTTTCACCTGTTTTGGCGTCAACTGATTGCTTGTCTTGGCCCATGATGTAGCCTGCACCATAATTATAGTTGTTCATTGGCATTTTGTCTACTCCTAAATGCGTTATGGATATGAAGAGTCTGGGGATATTCCCAAAGAATCCATTTGATCTTTGGTACTCGGTTTTCCCAAAGAATCCATTTGATCTTTGGTACTCGGTTGTGGTGACTCCTCTTGTTTACCACGACCGAATAATGCTTCAGCAGTGAATACAGGGACGGTCCCGTATTGTCTTTCAAGCTCTTGTCTTTTAGTAAATTCTGGATCTTTAGATCTTAAATAGGCGTGTGCAAACCCTTGAAGGGGGGGAACCTCTGTTCCTACCTCAGCTACTGCCGCACCATACTCACCCCCAAGTATTCTTGAACCTACACGGCCTGCTAATTCTGCCGCCCCGAGTACGGCAACTCCTTTAAGAGCTTTACCTCCGATGTCCGTAATGGTATCAACAGCTGCACTAGCAGCCTTTCTTATTTTATCTAGGCGGGAATTAAGGTCTGCGTCTGCTTCTTGGGCTTTGGCTTCTGCTTTAACTTTCTGGCTAGCTTCTTGTTTAGCCAAGCGTTGACGTGCCAGTTTCTCTTCTTGTTCTGGTGTCAGTTGTGCTTGCTTCAAGCGTTCTTCTTGAGCAAGGCGACGAGCAGTTTCTTCTCTCGCTTCAGCTTCTGCTCCTTGTGCCGCTATTTCTTTTAGCTGTTTTTCTCGCCTAGCCTGAAGAATCTCTTCATCTTGAGGGGTTGAGGCAATCGGTGTAGAGCCTTCTAGTAAATCTTGCCCCTGTGGTACAACAGGAAATTTTTGATTGCTTTCAGTTACTTTAGTTGCAGAGACATTCATCTCTAAGGGAAGCTCTCGCAAGTCCTCCATATTAGCTGTGGAAGCAAAAAGATTTTCAACAGCACGTAAAGCAACTGTTTCTGGTTCAACCTCGTCAATCTTAAAAACGGGAGAGGTGTAATAGTCGGATGTCATCTTTGCCATTTCACCCATGATGGCAGATGGGCTTTCATGACCTAGAATTTTACTTACTAGGTCTTTGTACCCTAGTTCATACGCGAGAATTGATGGGATAATCTTACGGAGGTCTTTGATACCAGCAAGTTTTCTACCCATGCGACGTTCAAATTCAGCAAACGCATCCCTCATACCTCCGGGGGCGTTTACGGCTTGCGTCATTTTCTCTCGCGTCGTATTGAATATACGGGAGCGTCCCTGCGCTTTAGCCTGTGCAGCTTGATCTTCAAGGATGGCACGAGCAACGGGAGGCAAAACAATTTCAGGTCTGTATTTGTTACCTGAACCTGCTGCACGAATGACTCCGTTATCAAGGTCAATATCATCAAATGTTAATGAGGTAAGGCCGTTTTCTCCTCCTACGCGAAGAGGTATGAGGGCATTAAAAGCAACTGCAGCGCGAGTGTCCGGGTCCTCAATATTTTTGATTGCCTCCATAATGGCTGGCATACTGAACTTTGATTCGGGAACACCTTTAAATGCTAATGATCCTCTTTTTTGTTTGCCCTCAACCAATCCTGCAGATTGTGCCTTCGCAGAATAGTCGGGGAACGGATTTTCGATATCCTGAGCAGCAGCAGCTTTGTTAACCGCGTTTTGTACAGTTGTCAGTGCCTTGAATGGTTCACCTTTTTCTTGAGCTAAAAGCTCCAAGTTGGCTGCTTCACCGATAGATGAGAACGGAGCAGAGTCCTCGATACCAAGCCTTTTTAGCTTATTGCCAAAAGATCTGATATTATTGATACGCGATTGGGGAGCATCTTTGGTGGCGAGGTCTAGTGCCTCTCCTACCGTAAGCGTCTTGTTGCGTAGTTTGTCTGCTAGTTCTGCCATGTCCTAGTATCCGAATGTGGCGTCCATCGGTTGATACGCCCTATCTTTAATTCCTCTTAATTGACTGTGTATTGATGCGTAGCCCGATGTGCGGGTCATCACCATGTAGCGGAGCGCATCGTATGCGTGATCTTCTGCTTTGGTGTCTACGTCTTCGCTGTTTGTTTTTGACAGCGGAATACCTGCAAGCTGTTTGACAATGTTCTGGCAGGTACTGAATATCTTCATGCGCGGCTGCTCGGAGTGTGGATCATCCGCCAACCTGCGGTGTATCTCCATCTTGCCTGCTACTCGATTGCGATCTGATGGTGTCCATCGTACGCCACACCGTATCATTGTTTCCGCGATAGAGGGGCCAAGACCCGTTTTATTCCAGCACGAAGAGTCAAGTACAGTGTAATGTGGGGCGGGGTCATCTGCCTCTGCCTCCATAATCTTTTGGGCAAGCTCCTCTCCTGTCATTCCCTTACCATACAACTCACGGTACACCCAGATATTGTTGTCCCAGTCAATAGCGCCCCAAAGGACACATGAAGGAGAGCTGTAGCCGTAGTCGGCTGCTCGGATGCGGGGCCAGTTGGTAGGTAGCTCGATAGGATCTACCACGTGCCGTACCCGTGAGAACTCTGGGAACGCTGCACCTTCTGCAACGTCCCAGTCCCCTTCGAGGAGTCGCTTGCGCTCGACCTCTGGAAGGGAGCGTAGCATCGCCTCGTACTGTCCGTCTGCCATAAGATAGGGGTTGTCAGTCAGACGTGCGGGGATAAACCGTCGATAAAATAGAGGTTGACCCTCTTTAGGGTGGCCTTGAGGCCATACAAATGTTTTACCTGTTTCGATGTCCGACGCACCAAAGGTCGTGTTGTGAGGTGCCGCATCGATGTACATCTTCTTGACCCACCAGCCGCCTACCCCACCGGGGTTCGCCGTACATCTCATCGATAAGTTACCCGTGAGCTCCTGATCAGTAGTACGAAGACGAGAACGCAGGTAGTCCCATACGTAAGGGGTAGGGTACTGGGTAATCTCGTCAATGCCGATCCACGCAAATGCTTGACCCTGAAAGCGGGTTACGTCGCGGTCTTTTTCGAGATAGGTGAACCAGAGAGTAGCCCCAGAGGGGAAGTGCCACGTGGACTTGGATTCCTTAAAGGTAGCGCCCGGAAATGCTTTGGTGTAAAGCTGACGAGACTTGTCGATAAGTTCGGTTAGTTCATCTAGAGTGCGGCGCAGTAGTAGTCCGCGGAAGTTAGGATTATGACAATACCTAAGAGGATCAGCAAGTAGGGCAAAAGATTTACCCCCTCCTGCGGCACCCCCATAGAGTACGTCTTGTTCCGGAGCCGAGAGAAAATCGTATTGAGGGCCGTCATTAGGCCGAAATACCACTTCAGAATCTTCAACGAGATCTCGGACTGACTTAGGTAGGTTGTCAATTTTTCCTTGATCAATAACCGTGCTTTTTTGATTGTTGAGAGCATTTTCTACAAGTCCCGCTGCTTTTTTTTGTTCTCGGACTACCTGACGATAGCGTTTAGCCTGTCCTTCAAGTTTTTTAGCTTTCTTAGCATTATTTCGGATTCGTCGCTGAGTTTCGCGGCGTGCTCGCTCAGTGCTTGATAGGCGATAGGGGCTCTTAGGCGCATTTGGGTCTTTCGGGG